TGCGACCGCTCAATATCGACCGCCAGCTTGCGAAGCGTGTCGACGTCTTCATGGTGGCAATAGAACGCATAAAGGCCCGTGCCGTTCGTCTTGTCCTGGGGGAGCGTGTGCGGGTCAATATCACCTTGGGTCAACACTGGAAAGCGCATCACCGCCATGGCCCACACTGACGCGGCGAAAGTCCCCCGGTCGACGTCATGCAACCGGAAGCGAGCTTGCACCATTTGACCTTTCGCCAACTGACGCGCCGATTTGTCACCATCATCCCGTGCAGTCTCAATTTTTCGCAATTCGGCATTAGCCCGAACGACCGCTAATTTTTCAGCACGCGCCAATTCGGCGGCGGCCCGACTCCGCACAATTGCGGCGAATCGTTCTTTTCTATAAGCAATTTGTGCCTCTTCTAGCGCTTTTGCCGCCGCCGTAAGTTCGACGTCGACTGCTGGCGGGCGTCCGTTATTTTCAGCAATGCAACTTTGGCACGCCCCTGACTTTGTATATCTAAAGTCTATATGCCCGTTCTTACATTGTGAACCTGTGAAATATTTGTTAATTCCTGCGGCGACTGCGTCCGATCTGGTGACTATTTCCATTTTTAAGACCTCTTAATTAATGTTGAAATCATATTTTAGCCGCAAAAAGAGCCAAAAACAAGCACCCCGGACACACAACCCCGAATGCGTCAAAGTCTTCCGGCGGCTTTAATGTATCGACTTCAATTTCTTACTTATAGACATAGTATAGATATGCGGTACGTTTGTGTACCATCTTCACTGTATCAATATTTTATATTTAAGGGGTATAGGGGTAAAGATAGTGTAGACCGTTGATTTAATTGAATAAATTTTACCCACCCCGTAATTTTTGGCCCTGGGGTAACAGGGTAAGGGGTCCGGCAACCATGGGCGTCGTTCTTTGTGGTTGCTACATGTGGTCGCCTGGGGCTAAAATTAGGACACTATGAGCCTGACACCCAAACAACGCCGATTTGTGAACGAGTATTGCGTCGATGAAAACGCGACGCAGGCCGCTTTACGCGCTGGCTACTCCGAAAACGGAGCGGGCCAACAGGCTCACTTATTATTGAAAAATATTGAAATTAAGGATGCGATACGCGACCGGATGGAAGAGGTAGCCGTCGCGGCCAGCATTACGCCGGAGTGGGTCGTCAACCAATGGGCCAAAATTGCATTGGCCGACCCTAATGCCCTGGTGCAAGTCCGCCGCCTAAATTGCCGCCATTGCCATGGCTTCGACCATCAATACCAATGGACGGAAGGCGAATATGCACGGGCGGTCGACAAGGCTGTGGAATCCGAAAAGCCCGCCCCCGACGGTATGGGTGGCTTCGGGTTTGATGCGAACGGGGCGCCAAATCCCAAATGCCCGGAATGCGGCGGCCTGGGGATTGAAGACGTCTACGTCGCGGATACCCGGAAAATCAAGGGCTCCGCGAAGGTGCTTTATGCTGGCGCCGAACGGACCCGCAACGGCATCAAAATCAACATGCGGGACAAAGACGCGGCCGTGTCAAACCTGGCCCGCTATTTGGGCATGATGGTCGACCGCAAGGAAATCAGCGGCCCCGGCGGCGGTCCTGTGGCGCTTGCGCACCTGTCCGCGGACGATCTGAGCGACGACCAGCTTGCCGCCATTCTCAAGGCCGACGATGCTACCGACGAAGCGTGAAGCCGCGGCCGAACTGATACGGCGCCGGGAATCTCGGCGCAACCTGGCCGCCTATATCAACTTTACGAACCCGAAATATAAACAAAGTGGCTTTAGTGCCGCCGTGTGCGCGGCGCTCGACATGTTCATTGATGACATGATTGCAGGCAAGCGGCCCATTCTGGTGCTGCAGGCCCCGCCCCAGCACGGCAAATCTGAAATTGTTAGCCGCAAGCTCCCCGCGTTTTTGCTGGGGCGCTTCCCGGACTGGCGGGTCGGTGCGGCCAGCTATTCGGACGAACTGGCCGGGGCCATGGCCCAAGACGTGCGGCGCAACCTGGCGGCGGACGAACATAAACGCTTATTCCCCGTGGCCGCCGAACGGCGCCGCTATGACGTCAACCGCACCGGGGAATTTACGGCGCCCGGCGGCGCTGGCGGATACCTGGGCGTCGGCGTTGGTGCGGGCCTCACGGGGCGCCCGGTTGATATCGGCATCATTGACGACCCGGTAAAGAACGAAAAAGAAGCCTTGAGCCCCACCACGAAGGAAGGGCATTGGAACTGGTATCAAACCGTTTTCACGACCCGGCTTTCGGAGAACTCCGGCCAAATCATCATGGCGACAAGCTGGGCGGAAGACGATTTGCCCGCCCGCATTTGCAACCACTTCAAGGGCGACCCGCGGCTTACCGTGTTGCGCTTCCCGGCAATCAACATGCCCGGAGAGGTCGGCTATAACCCGAACTTGCCGCCCGGCCCCTTGGTGCCCGAACTCAAGAGCCTGGCCTTTTTGCATGAGGTCAAGGGGTTATTTTCGGAATACTGGTGGGCGGCCATGTACCAACAATGCCCGCGGCCGCTGGGTGGCAACGTGTTCAAGGAATCGGGCTTGCGCTATTACTTGCCCAAGGACTTGCCCGCCAAATTCGACAAGGTGCTGGCCTCTTGGGATTGCACATTTAAGGACACGGACGGCACCGACTTTGTCGTAGGCCAGGTGTGGGGCAAGGCTGGCGCCAATGCCTATTTGCTGGCGCAAGTCCGCGCCCGCATGTCATTCACTAAGACCGTGAAGGAAGTCGTCGCCTTGCGTGCCGCCTGGCCGCGCACCAAAGAAGTTTTGATTGAAGACAAGGCGAACGGCCCGGCGGTAATTGATACCCTGAAAGCCAGCGTGCCGGGTATTATTCCGATTGAACCGGACGGCTCCAAGCTGGCGCGGGCGCACGCCGTCACCAGTTATTGGGAAGCGGGCAATGTGTGGATTCCGCACCCAGACACAGCGCCATGGGTGAAAGATTTGGTCGGGGAGTTGACCGGATTCCCGGCGGCGGCCAATGATGACCAAGTGGACGCCCTTACCCAAGCATTGCGCCGCTTGTATCCGTTGTTCAACAAGCTCAAGATTACGCAAGAAGCGATAAACAAGGCCATGGGCAGATAATGCCCGCGGCGTTACAATGACCATCAATTTACCCGGAGCGTCGACCATGCCCGAAGCAAAACCAAGGATTCGTCGCAATGAACCCAAAGCCACGCCAGCCCCCAAGGGCACCGGCCTACGTCGGGCGGCAACCAAAGCCAAGAGCATTGCGGCCGACGGCACCCTCAAGCCCTACAGCTACCCAATCAAGCCGCCCACCCTGGCGCCCGGCGTTGTCCCGGCCGGAGTAGCGGCGCCGGTCATGGCAACGGACGCGAACCCCTACAGCTTCGCGCAAGACGTGTACCCCGGCGGCGGCTTCCCTGGCTTTTCGTACCTTTCGCAGCTTGCGACCCGTGCGGAATATCGGGCGTTTGCCTCAACCATGTCGACCGAACTTACCCGCGAATGGCTGGAATTCACCAGCAAGCAAGACGACGACACGGATACTGCGGACAAAATCAAAGCGATTGAAGACGAATTCAAGCGCCTGAATGTGCGCGGCGTAATGCAACGGGCGGCGGAAAATGATTGCTACTTTGGCCGGGCTCAAATCTTCATTGAGATTGACGGCGCCGACCGCGGCACCCCGCTAATTTTGGACCCGCGCACGGTCAAGCAAGGAAGCCTAACGCGGGTCGTCCCCGTGGAAGCCATTTGGACCACGCCCGCCGGTTACAACGCCTTGGACCCAGCGGCCCCGGATTTTTACAAGCCGTCCAAATGGTTCATGCTGGGGCAAGAGGTGCATGCTTCCCGCTTGATGACGGTCGTAACCCGTCCGCTCCCGGACATTCTCAAGCCCGCCTTTAACTTCGCGGGCATGTCACTTTCCCAACTTGCGGAACCCTACGTCGACAACTGGCTCCGCACCCGCCAAAGCGTTGCGGACCTTATCAACAATTTCAGCATTACGGTACTTGCCACGGCAATGGACCAAGTGCTTCAGGGTGACGATGACGGCACGGACCTTTTCGCACGGGCCGACCTTTTCACGGCCACGCGGAGCAATCGCGGCTTGATGCTGCTGGACAAAGAGCGGGAAGAGTTGGTGCAGGTCAACACCCCTTTGTCGGGGCTTCATGAGTTGCAAGCGCAAAGCCAGGAACACATGTGCAGCGTGTCGCG